AGGCGAGCCCCGGTTCCGGGTGTACTGCCTGTCGGCGGGCCGGCCGGAACGCGTCGGACCGATCATGGACGTGTTCGGGTGGGACGTCACGTTCGTGACACCACCCGAGCAAACCGGCGAGTACCTGGGCGCCGGCGCGTACCGTGCGCTCGGCGCCCCGGACACGGCCATGTACCCGCTCGCGGCCGCGCGGAACTACGCCCTGGACGAGGCGTTCACCACCGGGTGCGTGTGCGTCCAGACGGACGATGACCTGGACGGCCTGTACGCGGTCCCCGACGGCCGCCGCAAGCCGGCCCCGGCCACGTTCGCCGACTACACCGCCGCGTGGCGCCACGCCCACGAGACCACCGGCGCGTTCCTGGTCGGATGCATGCCCGACGGCCCGAAGACCGGCCGCCACGAGGTCCAGAACGAGTACATCCCCTCGCGGCTGTTCGCGATGTGGCCCAACATCGGATGGGGCGGCCGCGGCCTGCGCTTCGATGAGTCCCTACCGCTGTACGAGGACTGGGACCTGACCGCCTACCACATGTCCCGGCGCGGCCCGGTGGCCCGCTGCGGGTGGCTCATGCCGCGCTACGTCCCCGGCCCGCACCCCGGCGGCCGCCAGGACCGCTTCCGCGGCCCGGCCCTGGAACGCGAGACCCGGGACAAGCTGATCCGGCGCTGGCCCGACCACCTGGCCGCGTCCGCGACCGGCCCCGACGGGCTGAAGACCGTCGCACCCGCCGAGCCCAAGGACGCCGTACCGTGACGCCGTCCCTGGTGTACTTCGTCGGGATCCCCGGCGCCGGTAAGAGCACGCTCATGGCCGAGCTCACGTCGGTGTGCCAGCGCGAGCGCGTGGAGTCCTCCCGGCTTCCCCACGACGTGCTCTCGTTCGGCGGCCACGTCGTCGGCGCCGAGCTCGGCGCGGCCGGCGTCGGCACGGACGCGCTGGCCGACCGGCGCCCGGTGATCGAGCGGGCAACGGAGTGGATCGCCTCGTGTCCGTATCCGCTGGTCCTGGCCGAAGGTGACCGTCTGGCCTCACGGTCGTGGTTCACCGCCGCCGAAGACGCCGGGTACCGGGTGCGGGTGTTCTACCTGGAGTGCTCCCCCGCCGTCGCGGCCGCGCGACTGGCGGGGCGGCCGACGGAACCCGACGGCGGCCGGTGGCTCGCCGGGAGCTCGGCGCGCGCCGCCACCGTGGCCGGGTACTCGGCGGCGACCGGGTGGCTTGCGGCGATCCTGGACGGTCACAAACCCCCGATGGCGCTCGCCCACACGGTGCGCCGAATCGTCCCCCAACTGGGACAACTCTCCTGACGCTGACCTCGGAAACGGACGGACGCGCTGACCGATGAGCACGATCAAGACGACATATCCCGGCGCCGGGACGTATCTCGGGGCCGGAAACGCCCCGACGGACGATGACGAAGACCTCGGGCCTGACCTTTTCGACCGGTTTCCCGGTGAGCCGGTCAAGGCATATGCCTACTTCAAGGCGTTCTGCGAGATGGGACCGGGCCGAAACGTCAGGAAACTGTCAGAAAAGGTCAACAAGTCAACCGCGTATTTCTATAAGTTAGCAAGTGCGTGGCGATGGAAGGTGAGGTCAGCGGCATACGACGCCGCAGAGGATCAGGCGGTCCAGATTGAGATCAGGGCCCAGCGCGTCCGCCTGTCGCGCCAACAACTCGCGGTGGCGACGGGGTACTTCCACTGGTCGGCCCGCTACCTGTCTCGTATGACGGACGACAAACTGGACGAGATGACCCCCGGCGAGGTGGCCAAGTGGACCACCGCCGCGTCCACCCTGTTCCGCGTCGCGCTCGGGGAGCCTGACCAGCGGATCGCGCTCGGGACCGGCGACGCCATGGGCGGGTTCCGGCCGCTGGCCCAGATGACCGACGATGAGCGCCGTACCGAGCTCGGGTCGCTACTGGTGGACATCGGTAAGCGGTTCTCCAGCGGGGAACAGTTCGCCGGCGCCGACGAGGAAGCGTTGCTGGCGCTTCTGTCCGCCCCGGAGGACTTGAACCGCGCGACCGGCCCGGCCGGGTGAGCCCCCGCACGGACCCCAAGCTGGAGCGTGCGCGGGACCTGATCGCCATGCGTAGCCCGGTGGCCCTGGCCACACGGTTTGACCGGACCTACGGCCGCCGGGCTCACGCCGACCTCATCTCGGGCGCGGTCATGAAGTGCGCGTCCGGCGAGGAAAACAGGGTCCTGATCACGCTCCCGCCGCAGTCCGGGAAGAGCACGACGGCCGCCGTCTGGGGCTCGTTCTGGTGGCTGATCCACAACCCCTCACATCGGATCATGGTGGCCTCGTACGCCGCGTCCCTGGCGATCGACCGGGGGAAGGCAGTGCGGGAGCTCGTGCGCGAGCACGGCCACCGGTACGGGCTCAAGCTACGCGCAGGCTCGGCGGCCGCAGAGAACTGGTACCTGACCACCGGCGGCGGCATGCGCTGTTTCGGCGTGGACGGCGGCGCTACCGGCTTCGGCGCGAATGTCGTCATCGGGGACGACTTGATCAAGGGCCGCAAGGACGCCGAGTCCGTCCGCGTCCGCGAGGACGTGGACAAGTTCTGGTCATCGTCGCTGGTCACGCGCCTTGCGCCGCGCGCGCCCATGATCCTGATCATGACCCTGTGGCACCCGGACGATATCGGCGGCCGCGTGATCAAGCGGGAAGGCGACCGGGCAACCGGCGGCCGGTGGCACGTGCTGAAGATGCCGGCGTTCGCCTCCAGCGAACAAGACCCGCTGGGCCGGGAAGTCGGGGAGCCGCTGCCCCACCCCCTGATCCCCGACGGCGACACCGAAGCCCTGAAAGAGCACTGGAACGGCGCGCGCTCCACCGTGTCCGCACAGGACTGGGGCGCGATGTACCAGTGCGACCCCAAGCCGCGGGAAGGCGCCCTGATCACCGCCGAAGTCCTGGCAGAGCGGCGCGTCCTGACGAACCGGCCGGCGCCGGTCATCGTCGCCGTAGCGGTGGACCCGTCCGGCGGCGGCAAGGACACCGCCGGCATCATCGGCGGCTACCTGGGCGCGGACGGCCGCGTGGTCATCACCGACGACGAGACGGCCGTGATGCCCGTGGAGAAGTGGACGCGCGTAGCCTGCGAGCTCGCCGCCCGTACCAAAGCACACCGGTTCGTCGTGGAAACCGACTTCGGCGCCCGGATGGGCCTGGCCCTGATCCGGACCGCGTGGGACGCCCTGGCCCGGGAGTGGGAGGAAGAGCACGCCGTCCCCGGGCGGCCGCCGGGCAAGGCCGGGTCCTGGACCGCCGGCAACCCCTACGCCCGGCCGTGCCCGCGCCTGGTGAAGAAACGCGCCCGCGAGATGGGGCCCAAGCTCGTGCGCGCCGAGCCGGTGGCCCAACAGATCATTGAGGGGCGCGTGGTCTTCGGCTCGTACATGCCCGAGCTGGAAGACGAGTGGGCCACCGTCCAGGCCGGCCGCGAGTCGCCCGGCCGCGTGGACGCGTCCGTGTGGCTCGTGTACGACCTCCAGCTACCCCCGGCGACCGGGCCCGGCGTCACCACGCCGCCGTCGGACGTGGACCGCCGCGAGGTTCAGCGCAACCCCACGGACACCACGTCCATCCACGGGCGCCGGATCATCCGGCCCGGGCAGTAGCGGACACGGAACGGCCGCCGGGGGTGCGTAACTTCCCCGGCGGCCGCGTGCACCGTTCCTGACCTTCGTTTCCCTGCCCCGCTGAAGAGGAAGAGGCTTCCAGCGTAGCCGACCGGTCACGCCGGACGGCTCAGGACCACGACGGACCGACCGGACCGACGAGCCCGAACGCCACCGCCGCGGCGGCGACCAGGAACCGGATCAGGCGCCTCACCGGCCGGCCACCCGATCCATGATCATGCTCCCGATGGCCCACATCCCGGTCTTACGGTCGCCCGGCGCCACACGCGCGCGCCGGGCCGCACGCGGCCGCCGGGTCATCAGCGCTGAGGTGGGCGCCGGGCCGGCCGTCGTCGTCTCCTGAGCCGGTGCCGGCCGCGGCGTGGTCTTGCGCTTCCTGGTCGCTCGTCCCATGGCCACCACGGTAGCCCGGCGCGCCTCACCGGATCCGGTGACTCGGCGCGTGCCGTGCCGGCGTCACCGTCGCCGCGGCGGCCGTCGCCGTCGGTAGCATCCGTGGTGAAGACCCAACGTGGATACCCCCGGCCGGCGCTCATCTCGGCGCCGGCTTTCCACGTCTGCGGGGTCTACATCTCTTCCATGAGGAACAGCGGCCGCTCAGGTCCCGGATCCGGCTCGGGCTCGGGCTCGTCCGCCGGCGCGTCCTGGCCGGCCGCGTCCGCCACGGCGGGACGGCGGCCGCGCTGCCACCAGTGCGGCCGGGCCGCGCGGAAGTCGGCGGCCGGCATGACCGCCAGCATGTCCCCGACGTCGCTCAGTACGGCGGCCGCGGCGCCGGCGGCCTGCGCGCACCGGACCAGCGCGGCGGCGGCCGCCTCGT